AAAGGAAAATGCCATTACTGAAGGGAACGTCCCGCGGGATAATAGGCCGGAACATAGCGGAGCTGGAGGCGTCGGGCAAGCACCCGCACAAACAAGCGATAGCAATCGCCCTGTCGGAAGCGCGGAAGTCGGGAGCACATATCCCACTGCCACCGGGCAAGAAGAAACCCAAGTCTCACAAGAAGCAGTAACTCCATCAACTGCAGGAGCAACGATCAATGATCCTGTGTTTGGGGAAGTGCCTGCTGCGCCTGCAGAAACTGCAGTTGGAATACCAAAGGCTATTGAGTATGCGGTAACCACAAAAGATCAAGGAACTGCAAAATTCTCTGTAGTTCGTCACGATGATGGATCTGCAACAGTTATACCACAAGAAAAGGATTCGGCATATGAACCAAAGACATATGCTGCAGAGACTGCCACTGGTAAAAATGACCAAGAACTATTGCAGCAAACTGTGAAATCTTCAGAGTTTGTATCAGCAGAAATGACTACTCCGCCTGCAACTGAAACAACTGGTCGTAGAGAACAAAATGTACCTGTAACAGAAGAACGTCGTACCGGCGAACGCCGTATTGATAACGAAGTACGTAGTGAAGTGCAGAACTTCATCAATACGGCAGAACAGCTTGGCATGACTGAAGAAGAGCGACGCTCTATCATAGAGAAGTCTGGACTATCTAAGTTATCCAAGAACATGACTTTGGAAGAAGTCAGAAATACATTGCGTACCAGCCGCAAAACAGGTCTCCCTAACGATATTGCATACATCGAGGATATCACTGAACGCAAAAATAAACCGCTTACAGGCGCTCTGGATGTGGATTCTTTGAAGTGGGTCAATGATAATATGGGACATGATGCCGGCGATCAGTTGCTGTCATTAGCAGGACGCGCCATAAAAGAAGAGTTGCAAGGTTCCAACATCAAAGGGTATCATCTATCTGGAGACGAGTTCGTATTACAAGGCGATAGCAAACTCGCTATTGACCAAGCTGTTAAAAATATAAACGATGCGTTGCAGCATGCAGAGATTACTGTAGAAACACCTTCTGGTGAGATCATCACTAAGAAAGGATTTCAGATTACACATGGAGTGTCACCATCACCGAAGAGGGCAGATTTTGAACTCGCCGCAGAAAAGATTAGAAAAGAGAAAGCCGGACTCCGCGCAGCCCGTGGAGAAGAGCCTCCAGGAGTGGTTAGGAAGCCTGCCGCCAGGAAGCAAGATCAAGAGCATAAAGCTCCCATACAAAAAATAAAGAAACCTGTCAATGGATTACCAGGAACTGCTAAGCCAGTAACAAATCCTCAGCCAGGGAAGGTGGATCTGTCGAAGAAATTTGAGTTCTCGAAGGAGTCTACCAATGCAAGAATCCGAGAAGCGCAGAAAGGTGCAGCAGATACTCGCGGCATTATACAGCGCATTCGTGACGGGCTTGACTATCTTAAGCGTGGGTTTAGTCGTCACTATATTAATATTCCTCATACCCCTGAGTGGGCTAATCAAATTGAGTATTTGCGGCAGTTGGAGAATGCTCCAGAAGCTGCAAAAGAGAACACCGTCCATTATATCCGCTCGGTTGTCGGCGATATGTCGAAGAGTGAGTTTGATGATTTCCAAGTCAAGGTGCTTTTAGACGACCTGATGTATGAAGCGAAAGCTGGAAGAGATCTTCCTTTCGGCTACACTGAAGCGGAGTTGGCAGTAGACCATGCTAACATCACCGCACGCATCGATGCCCAGCCTAAACTTAAGAAGGCCGTGGAGTTTCGCAATCAGTACATCCAAGATCTCGGCACCAAGTTAGTAGAAAAAGGCATCTTGACTGAGGACCATCTACACAACCCTAATTACTTCCGCCATCAGGTGCTTGAATACGCCCGCATACGTAATATGGCACAAGGATCGGCGACGAAGCTGCGCAAGCCTCGACCAGGATACGCCAAAGAGCGTGCAGGATCGATCAAAGATATCAATGCAAACTATCTGGAGTCAGAGTTTGAGTACGTGCACCGCGCACTTATCGATATGAAGACAGCTGAGACCATCAAGAAGATAAAGACTTCTGATGACATCACTGCACAGGTTAAGCAAGATGCCCGCGCTGAGAACGGCAAAGCTCTATTGGCCACCGGCAAACTCACTCCAGAGCAGGAAACCGAGTACAATAGACTGGTCGCTACTGGAAAGAAGACTGCACTGGATAACTTTCTTAAAGAACATCTTGGAGATGAGTATAAATCCTGGGAGAAATTCATCCCAGAAACGCATCGAGTGTGGCAAGAAGAGAAAGGTAACATATTCTTCATGGGTAAGACTGTCGGCGAGCATTCAGTAGATGCTTTAATCGATCTTGCAGCGAAGAATCAAGCCAATCTTGGAGTGCATCCAGATGATATAGCGGACGTTTTAGATACTATCAAACAATCACTGATCGTCGGCGGACGTAAACCACAGATGATCATACGTACTGAACTGGCAGATACTCTGGATAACCTACGTACATCAACAACTCGCGGACTTTTCGATACTGCGCTCAGCAAGCCAATGGGGTATTGGAAGATCTGGACACTGATCAATCCACATCACGCGTTCAAGTACAACATAAACAACATGTTCAGCGATATGGACGCTATTATTGCTGGTAATCCAGGTGTATTTAAGCAATTGTTTCCTGCAATGAAGGAGATATACGCTATTGCCAACGGCAAAAAACCAAGTCAGGCGTATGAGGATGCATTGGAGCGCAACGTGTTCTCATCTGGCTTCGTCGTGCAAGAAGTTTCTGACATAAATCGACTATCAGAATTCAGTCATTTCAAAGATCCTAATATACTCAGTGTACCGAAGAAAGCTGCATTGAAATACTGGCGGTTTGCACGCGGCGCCACTCAGTTTCGCGAGAACGCGTTCCGATATGCAGCGTATCTTGACTATATAAGTAAGTTTGACGCCGGCAAGTCTTTAGAGGACATAGGATACGGTGCTACAAATCCTGAAATGGTCAAAGCACTCACCAGTAAAAAGGATAAAGCTGCGTTACTGGCGCGGGATTTGATCGGAGATTACGGCGGTATCTCTGCGTTTGGGCAAGAGATCCGTAAGAAATTTATACCATTTTATTCTTGGATGGAAATAAACTTCAAGCGTTATTTACACTTGATTGATAATGCATTTAAACAAGGTAGTACGAAAGGCGTTAAGACTTTAGCCGTCGTCGGAGCTGGTAGAACCGCTTGGCTTGGAGTACGCATCTGGCTATTATACGGCCTGATCAATCTCTGGAATCACATGTTCTTCGGTGACGAAGAGGATAAGCTATCTGTTGACGATAAACAACGCTTGCATTTAATCATCGGCACCAATAGCAAAGGCGAAGTAGTTAGCTTGCCGATCGCGGGCGCCTGGGCTGATTTCCTTAGTAATTTTGGATTTGAAGAAGCGCTAGGCATCGTGCGGGCTGCAGACAAAGGTGCAGATAAAATATCTGAGATCCTTAAAGCAATAAGTAAAGCTCCTGTCAATAAAGTTATTGGAGGGGCAACGCCGGTTATTAAAGTTCCTGTAGAGCTGTTCAGTGGTCAATCGTATTGGCCGGATGTATTCAGCCCTCGTGTTATTCCAGACAGAGAACGCTATGTTGCACGAACCCTGTCATTTGAAAATGAATTCGACTGGCTAACAGGCCGCCCGTCCAAAGGATATCTGGCATCACTTGGCGACGCCTTCGTTACTTCACGCGATCCTGAAGAGGCGGCGTACAACAGCATACGCAAAAAAGCTTTTGAATTCAAGCAAAATGTGTTAGGATATGAAGGTATATCAAGTATTTCTACACCAAAGAGCGAGATTATTAAGCTTTATAAACAGGCACTTAAGCTTGGCGACAAAGATGCCGCCAAACGCCTGCGTAGAGAAATGTACGGAATGAAGATCACTCCGAGCGATATGCAGAAAGCTTTGAAGCGAGCACATCCTCTGGCGTCCATACCAGTTAAGAATAGATCCGAGTTTCTCCGATCATTGAGCAGTAAAGAACGGGAGTCATTGCAAGAAGCAATACGGTACTATAATCAGACATATAGGTAAGGAAGCCATGTCTCAAAAATCTACACTCAATGCCAATAATCTAAAGATTCATTACGAGTCTGTAGCCACCAATATATTTACTTTTGATATAGGACTAGCCTTTAAACTGATGTATGCTCATGTGACGTACACATCAGATGCTACAGTTGGCAATCGCAATCTTCGTGCGGCAGTACAGAATGCTGCCAGTCAGACTATACTCGATATGCATACTGGAGTCAACCAAGCTGCAAGCAACACTAACCATTATGTATTTATGCAAGGATTGTACCGGGAGACCTCCTTCACTGGATCTGAACTTAGACTCCCATTGCCAAAAGAGCTTTACTTCCCAGCAGGTGCCAAACTGGTAATCGATGACGAATCTGCGGTATCCGCAAGTGATTCAATGGTCGTTGGGCTAGGTTACTTACTTATTGATTGAGGCAGTTATGGGCGGAGAAGCAGATAAATACGAAGCGCTGATCAAAGAAGTCTCTAAACAAGGAGAAGCGATACGAGCTATGGACCTCACTATGAGTAAAGTAGCAGACGCCTTGACTAAGATCGCCAGTTTGGAAACACACAGGGACGCACAGAACGAAACAGTCAAAGAACTGAAAGAGAACGATAAAGACATTTTTGCTCGACTCCGTACTCTTGAGACCAATGCTCCTGTGACTAAACTCCTGGCAGAACAATCAGCCGGGAAATGGAACAAGATAGGCAACATAGTCTTAACGATAATTGTAGCCGCATTACTTGCCACAATAGGACTAACAAAATGAGTATGCAGTATATAGCAGTTCGAGATGTGACAGATCGTACCGATGACGTTGTTGGCGGATCGGACAATGCTGCAGATGTAAAAGTAACCAACAGATCCACAAATGTACAGCATCGTACTAAAACTATCGCAGATGCGCAAACACCTGCAGCCAATACTTCGATAACCACTGAGAACACAACATTTACATTCTCAGATGCAGATAAACTTCGTAACGTTCGTATATCTTTGGTACTCAATCCTACAATGGATGCTTCGGAAGGAGTTGCTGGGGTATCGGTAGTTATAAATGCAGCGAGTGACGCCGCGGCGCGCACAGCATTACAGATCGCAGAAGGCGATAATAACACCAATGCATGCTTTCGTATAGGGCTTAATCGCGTTATTGAAATAGAATCAATGGAAAATATTACAAGAATAGATGTGGCAGGGATTTTCTCCGGCGCGAGTGTTCCAACATACGCCGGGCATTTCTGTCATATAGATGTTTGGAGGTAGTTATGGCCATTATTGCAAGCGTTGTTGAATTGCCACCTGAGCGAGACGGGAGAGTTTATCGTACATATACTTTGAGAGACGATCAAAATATAAATCCTGAGATCAATACAGTTAAGATAGTCAAGGTACTCGAAGATCCGAAAGTCGATCCGTCTGTCAAAGCACAGGAGCATATTAATAATTTTCTAATTACAGCAGCGCAACAAGAGCACGATATCGCGATACGCGATTTGGCCAATGGGATAGATATCAGCGCACGCACTTATGCATACACAACTAAACAAACAGTGCTTACCACTATCTATAATGAAACAGCGCCTGGGCAAGCTAAACTTTCGGACAATATCGGCGCGGTCAATAATACGCTGAATAAGATCAAACTACTTTTCGGATTAGTGTAACATGGCACTAACTCCGAGATGGGTGGACAGCAACGCTACTGGACTTAATGATGGGTCTAGTTATGCTAATGCTCATACAACTCTTCAAGCCGGACTCACTGCACTAACCACTTCTACTGAGTACATTGCTTGGGTAAATGCCAGCAGTGAATCAGGCGCCGGCGTGACTTTCACTTGTCCTGGAGCTAGTGCGACATCTCCTGCCATCATAATTAGCGTAAATTCAAGCGGTGTATACACCAAAGCTACTTCAGCGCAGTGGACAGGCACATCAGGCAACATATGGACCAACTTTGCGAGTCGTTGGTACGGAGTATATTTCAGCAGCTCTGCTAACTTATACATGATAGGTTCAGGAGGAGTTTATTTCAAAGATCCTACTTTCGATTGCGGTGGACTTTTATGGGCTACGTGGTCTTCTGGAGCACTGCACGAGAACCCTACTATAACATTAACATCAACCACTGCGTACATACGAGTTGAGTCAGGTGCTATCGTAGGCGGTTCTATATCAGGGACCTTATCAGCATCCTCTACAATAATCAGAACAGGGAGCAAGGCTCTTACCAATCTTACCGGAGTAGATATGTCAGGAGTAACAGGCATATCTACAGGTGCAGTGTGTAGTTCTTTGTTAACAGATCCAGGAAGAGTAAATTTTATAAATTGCAAAGTTCCTTCTGGAATATCATTAAGTAGCGGGCCTACGGGATTTGAGCAGTACCATAGATTTGTCAGCACAGATAGCGCGGGTAATTTAGAACGACTTGAATTATGGCAGTACCATGGCAATACTGTGTCCAGCACAGGAGTATACCGTGATAATTCCTTGACTGATACAGATGCATCAAGTAAGATGTCTTATCTGATGACACCTGACAGTACAACTACTGAGTATAGTCCTCTTTATGGCGCGCCTATAGTAGCACATATAAGCAGTACAGGAAGTAAAACATTTACATTAGAGTTAGCACATAATTTTACTGCTTCACTTGACAACAACACGTTTTGGTTAGAGATGTTCTCTCTTGACACTTCCGGTTCAATATTATCTACGTTTCATGACGCTCGTGTAAACAGTCCTATAGATACCCCAACAACTTTAACTACAAGTTCGGAGACATGGACTGGGGTATCTGGGTATACTATGCAAAAAGTAACTGTAACCACAACTATAAATAAAACAGGTGTATATTATATACGCCCAGTACTCGGTAAATACGAAGCAAGCAAACTTTGTTATCATGATAGCGAGGTCACTGTAGCATAATGGCCAAGTACTTATTACCAAATGGAATGACTTTTGTTGATTCAGAATCTAATTTAAAGATTCAAATCGACGGCCTTACTGTAACCGGGTTCGCAGCAGTTGGAGGAGGAAGTAATCTTGTTCTTAATCTGCTGCTGTACCATAACGCAGAGCACAGCAAATACAGATTGGAGAAGGATTCAAATCGATGAAATTGTTCGTGGCAGAGATGCTATGTACTTTAACCAGATTGTCTAGCAGTGATCAAGGCACTTTTGGCGTGCTTGTAGCCCCGGGATTTTGGTGCTACACACTTGAGTTACCTTGGAGAGACAATCAAAGCAATATCTCATGCATACCTAAGGGGAAGTACGCCGTGGAGATTTGCCATTCTCCGCACTTCGGTACGATATATCATATTAAAGATGTGCCTGACAGGGCCAATGTACTGATCCATGCAGGTAACTGGGCAGGGGACGTATCCAAAGGATATCGCACAAATGTTAAAGGATGTATACTTCTCGGCGCACGCCGGGGCGTTGATAATAAAGGACAGAAAGTCTTGTGGAATTCAGGTACTACAGTGCGCAAATTCATGAGCAAGATGCATAATAGACCGTTTGAGTTAGTGATAGGAGGCGTGTGATGATATTGGACTCAATTATGGCTGTGTTAGGCGGAGGTGCCACAGGTGTGATCGGTAGCCTGGCAACGCATGTAACAGACTATTTTAAACAGAAGGAAGCGAATAAGCACGAATTAGCGATGGCGAACTTGCATATACAAGAACGTCAGATGGAGTTTGATCAGCAGACCAAGGTTGTCTCTATTGAAGCAGAGAAAGACATGAATCTATCAGCTGAACAGTCCTTCCAGGCGTCTTATGCCGCGGATAAAGCTTCGTATGGCATATGGTTCGTGGACTTCATACGCGGCCTGGTGCGTCCAGCGCTGACCGTCTATTTAATCGTACTGGCCAACATGATCTTGGCTAAGATAGTATTCTTGGAAGCTGCGATGCATGCAATGAATCAGGATCAAATTTACACACTAGTATCTGATATCATCAACGCCATTATGTACCTGACTACTACAGCTGTTCTTTGGTGGTTTGGATCTCGCACGAAGAAGTTTAAGAATTAAGTTTTCGCACGCTGCCTCGCGTCGTTGCCCCGGTACGCCGGGGCTTTTTTATTAGACGATATATTATTCTGGTTTACCTGTAGCATCGTGTTCAAATGTATATTTATAATAATTTTTTCCTGCAGTATGATACACTACAATCCCTTCAGGATTCATAAACTCAGGAGCCGCCGCACTTCCATTACATGCTAATTCATCCATGACTTTATTTATAGAGCCATCAAAATCTTCTCCTATATATAGAGTAGGTACTACATGCAAGAAGTCTGGAAGTTCTTGACGCCCTGGACCCCAACGATGTATGTTGAATAAAGAGAACCGTTTTTCATCTAAATCATACCTGCGCTGTATCCCCTGCCCCCACCATTCTCCGAAATGGCGACCTTCTCCAAGAAATTCAATCAATGCATCTTTGTGTTCGTATGCCCATGCAGCAAACCCATAATTATCTTCTTCTGGCGTGATCCAACGATTGCGACTGCCGACTGCAAACTCTCCATCTGGCCCAACGTATATCTGTGCGTTAGTGCCATCAAGTTTCTCAGTGATACAGATCGTTCTTTTTAATCTAGGAATCCTAGGAAATTTTTCAAAAATAATGTCATTCATTTCTTCCTCCAATACTCATCTTCGTGTAAAACGTGAATCGGCGCCGTGATGCCTTTGCCCCATTTAGGCCCTGTAACAAACATGGCTTGCTGAGGTGGTTCAAACTCGAAGTTAGAGATATGAGCGTATTCATCGTATCCCTTTAATGAGCCATTTATTATAAGCCCTTTCACATGTGCTAGCTGATGCCAATGACCCATGCATAAATAATCGTAAGGAGTGCCGACAGCGTTCTCTCGCTTGCGTTTGCGGGCGTCGCCTAGCATTAATGGAGACATCATGCCAGCAATCCCTGAGCCTCCTCTGAACTGATCCCCATGGGTGAGATGGTATACTGTATTGTACACCCGATGCTGGATGTCCGCACCATCACTGATCTCGAAAGTGATCTCTTTCTCATCTTTGAAATGAATGGCCAGCATATTATAAATCAGCCAATCAAAGTTGTCCTGTGCGCGGAACTTAGCTTTAGGCTTCCGATCCATGCGCCCGTGGTTGCCTACGACACAGGGGACATGGATGCTGTTGAAGTGAGGTTTCAACTGTTCAATACCTGCAGCGATCTGCCCTGTCCAGTACAAGCAAGTCTCCAGGATACGAGCATCATTAGTTTCTTTAAGCTCTTCGTGGATGTTACCCGATACAATGTCACCAAGCATCTGTAGCACCAATCCGTCTACCTGAACCCCGTTGATATAATCACGGGAGAGGCGTATGAGATTGCCAAAGAAGTTCTGTAAACGAAGCGTAGCGATATTGCGATCGTACCCGTTGACGTAGTTGATTTGTTCTGGATGCACGTGCTCATCAAAATGAGTATCGCTGAGCATCGCAGTAATGATAACACGGTCCTTGACGCCCCGGAGCTTTGGTGAAACCCACTTCGGAACAGTAACAGACGCCCTCGTAAATAACTGCAGTAGATCAGACATTTCTTTAGAGTAAGCTGCTTCTTCAGTTAAAGATGCGAGCTGCTTCTTCAGTCTGGAGTTCTCTTGCTTCAGTGCGTGTTCTTCAAGTACACTGAGTTCTACTGGAGACTGATCTTCTCTTTCCAACACTTCTCTGAACGATGATCGAGGCATCTTCAATGCACGGGCGGCTGCGGAGACTGAGCCGTGTTTCTTTATTGCATCTTCAGCTTGTTTCTTCGTAATGGTCCACTTCTTATTCATACATCACCTATTTAACTTCGTGAGGCTGACGTTTTCATGTAAGCCTATTTTACCGCATTCGGAATTGTCGAGACAAAGTTCAATGCAGGCTACAGCAGAGTTACTTGTATTGTCTGGCCATCCCTCCCCAAGTATCTTGGCAACTCCTTTCTCTGCCAAATAACCTTTTTCATAAAGCTCATTCAAGAACGTAGCTCTATCGATCTTCTTATCTCGTATCCATCGATTCAATGCCACCTTGCTTATAAATACTCTTGACTCTTCTGCATACTTCTCTACTCGGATCAACAGGTCGCGTTTAGGCGCTACCCAAGATGAGATAACAAACGTGTTGTTGCGCGGCACCATATCTAGTTTAAGAGTGTTAATGATGTTGGAGTTCATGAACTCACCGAGGAAGCCAGAGTAGTTAGCTGCGTTAGCTTTCACATCATCTCGCATGTCACGAACCATCTTAACAGCCCAGTTACGCACACGTTCAATGTTAATATCAATGATGCCAAGATTCTTCGCGATATATCCTCCGACCAGGGCGGCTGATAATGCAGCTACCCAGAAACGCTCACGGCCTTCTGAACGAGCAAGCGTTTCAAATGTAGCGATGTATTTGGTTAGTACATCCTGGATCTTGTCATAATTGTCCACGATATATTTAAGATATGGTTCTGCAGCAACGCCGTAATTGTCTTTAAGTACAGCGTGGATCTCCTTAGCATGTGTTTCAAATACATCCAGATTAGGAACAACATACTCGATCATGCGCATGCGCTCTGCTTCTGCATCGCCTTTACTGCCTTGAAGCTTATCAGAGATGCTGGAGTTACTACTGCTAATCACTAACGTGCTCCAGGTACGGGCCTCCATCGCAGTAGCATCTTTGCGAAGGCGTGCTTTATCGCGCCCCTGGGTGACATCGTAGATGAAGTCGCTCACATCATCATCATTCATGTTGGTGACTTCATCGAGGACCATAGGCAGGTTGTTCAACGCAGCAAGTCGGCTCATTTTGGAGTTGTAAGTATCACCTTTCTGAGTTTTAAGATGGCTGTACTCACCATAGATGCTTGCGATCCAAGTCAGCATCGTAGTTTTACCGGCGTTGGACTTGCCTAACATGTTGATGTATGTGCCATCAAAGCCTGTCATCTTCATGATAGGCGCGCCGAAGCCAAACAACAACGTCATCGCATGCGCTTCCATGCCTTCTTTGTTCAAGATGTTGGAGATGCTTGACCATGTTTTAAGATCACCAACCGGGCGCACGTAATCGCTAAGGGCGTTAGAAGTGTACGCACCGAAGGAGTGCTTTTCAGTAGGCGCTCCTTTGCGAAGAAGACGATCGCCAAGTAAGAAAGCTTCATGCCCTTCTTTCCATCCCATATCGATGTACAGTTGTTGGGAGTCCACTTCTTTGCCTAACTCATCCATGTAAGTATTAAGATAGTCTCTCATCATATCCACCGCGTTCAATGCAATACTAATCCCTTCATCTAAAAACTTCTTATGAAAAGCCGCCTTCTCCGCGAAGATCTTTGCTTCGATGTCGAAGTGACTGATGCCTTTCAAAGGATGAAGATGCTCTACCATCAGACGTGTAGTGCGATGCTGATGGTCACGAGCGATTGAAGTAAGGATCACTGGAAAAGGAAAGATCCGAACAGCAGTTTCGCTCTCCTGCTCGCCGAATCCCTTGAAATACACCCCGGACGCCTTGAGTTCATAGGCACCTATCAAGAACATCTTGTTGTCTTCAAGCTCCATAACAGTCTTGACTGATGTAGGCAGACGAACAAATGTTTTAGGAGCAGAGGCGTCTGCTTGTCCTGGTAACTCTGCAGTTGCAGTATCAGGCGAAGGAGGAGCTGGCTCCTCGCGTCCAAGCACGATAGGTGACTTGATGTTGCCATAGTGAGGGCACGCCTCGCACAGCGCACGAGCTTCGGTATAGTCATGAATATGAGCGCATGTTGTAGGCCCGGCGCCATGAGCTACGTGCTGCTCGATCTTTGCAGCAGTCTCATCTGGATGATAACCAGGGTGCCTGTTACTCCACTCATGAATGACGTTCGGAGATTCTTTCGTATGACGCAGCACGCCGATAGCATCGTACCATAAAGGCTCTTTAATTAGCCCTCGCGTATCGCGCATCAAGCGTATAGCAGCGCAGTTCTCAGCTATCTTCGGAGCAGTACTTTTAACGTTCTCATACATACCACTGGTGAGCGCAGAGTTAGCATTTGTTCCAGGAACTGATGGGGTGTGGGAGTTCTTTCCAGATATACCTTTCTTTTTGGCAGCAACTACCAAAGTATCTACAAGCTGCTTAGGTGTACTAATGACAAACTTACCTTCGTTCTTAACAGCCACATCCAGCATGTTCTCTGGATCTTTCTTGTGCCTAGTACCGGCAGGGCGGAGCACGCTGGAAGCATCGCGAGTACGTTTAGGATCTACTCGAAGTCCATAAGCTACGCCAAGTTCATGTAATATATTAGCTAATCGATCCCAGTAATTCACTGGAAGATCTTGAGTCATTGGCCAGTAAACATGCAGACCTTTACCGCTGCTGACTACCAATGGGGTAGGAAGACCTGTTTCCTGGAGAAACTTGTGCAGCGCGATAGCGGCATCTTTCTGAGTAAGATAGTCTTTATCTTCGCCGCAGTCTATATCAAACCACAAACTACGAAGAAACGCGATATTCTCGCGGATACGGTACATCTTCTTCTCACGCCCGCGCGCGTTGGTGCCCATAACGAATGGTTCTTTAAGAGATCCGCAGGCAAAGTACACTTCTTCATTCTTGGAAAAATCTAACCAGTACGCTCGTTTGGCTGCAGCTGCATTAGATTCAAATACTTGGTGACGAAAACCAGGAAGTTTTTTATTTGGTAAAGCTAAGCATCGATATCCGTTTTGTGGTAATATTATGTCAAAGAATTGTTCAATGCGCATGAATTACTCGCTCACTTGAGGGATTTGGCATGCTGCAACAGGATTGTTTTTAACGCAGCTAGTCTATTATCTTTACCTTTTATACCTCGTTTGTCAAGTGGTAAGTCTCTGCTCTCTATAGCTTTATTAAGTAGCCTTATGAGGTTCATAAGTCTAGTTGATATTACCTGATCGCAGTTTATATTCCCTTCGTTCAGCCATCTGCTAACAGTTACGCGGTGCACTCCGACGATATCGGAGATCTCCTGTACGCGGAGGCCGCCTTTATCGACAGCCTCCTTCAATTGCAGATATAATTTGCTCACTTTAAAAGCCTAAGCCATCAAGAGAAGCGTCCAGGTCATCGAGACCTGCTATGGTAGGAGCAGGCGCCGTGGCTACCGGTTGCGCTGGCGCTGCAGCTGCTGGAGTGCCGAAGCCTGTAGCTGCCGGCGCAGGTGATTGTTGCGACGCCGTTGTTTGAGCAGCTGGTGCTGGAGAAGTTTTACCTGCTCCGCGTTTTTTCTTCCATCGACCATCAGCAGTTTTGGTTTTAGTGCCTGCATGTAATTCTTCATTCCAAGCCACTCCATCAATGTCCAACTCTACTCCAGACTCTGCTGCTGGAGCAACAGGTTGTTGTACCGGCGCAGGAGTGCCGAAGCCTGCAACTGGTTGTTCCGGGGCTGGAGTTGCTACTGGCTGTTGTGCAGGCGCAGGAGTCCCGAAACCTGGGACAGTGGCAGCTGGTTCTGCAGCAGCTGTAGGTTGTTGTACTGGTGCAGGAGTACCAAAGCCTGCAGCAGGTTGTTGTACTGGTGCAGGAGTTGCTACTGGCTGCTGCACTGGAGCAGCTGGTGCTGCAACTGGCACGTTACTATCTTTGAACTCACCTGTGATTGAGTCAATGATAGGATCTTGAAGTTTTTCTTTCGCTGCTGCATATTCTGCTGCAGTAAGATCTCGTACATACTTGAAGATAAGTTGCGGATGAGACGTGTTTGGGTCAAACATCAGTCGAGTAACCACGCCATAGAAAGGTCGATTGCGAGAGTTCAATGCATCTGCATAACTGCGCAGTGCTTGTAAACTAGTCGCAGGCACATTCAATAGATATACTGTATCAAATATAGTGCCAGCAACTACAGCCAATCGCTTGCTGTCCTGACAAGCTTTGATCTGTTTACCAGAAGATTCAGAGATAGCAGATCCCCATTGATTCTTTGGGCAAGTCTGACAGTAAGAGGCGACAGGTGTAGCAACGCCGGCGTCAGGATGCACACCATTCGCCGAAGCGCAGTCTGGAGAAGCATGCGTGCCTTCCTGGAACTTTTGCGCATAAAAGGTTTTGCTTAGATGCGTATTGGCAGCCAAGAGAGTAACTTCAATGAACTGTACAGGCAATTGGTTTGTTGGGTCTACGATAGCGACCTCTTCGTCACCTTGACGAATACGCCACTTAGATCCGCGGATAGAGATGCTCTTGAAGCTGGATTGAATACCAGATGCTAGAGCATTCACATGTCCTTTGTTTTGTTGCATATCCTCGACTAAATACGCCGGGGCGTCTTGAGGTATCATAAGGTCTTGAGACATTTGTAACTCCTACTTATTGGTTGGGCGGCGCACGCCGACGGTAACGAAACAACTATATTTAATGCCTGGAGGTAGTTGGCCATGGTTCTCTTCTTTGTACTCTCGTACATCAGCAGAGTTTACACTCGAAGGAAGCATGTGCCACATATCATTTTCACGTACCCAGTTAAGAAACACTTCTCGATCTGCGACAGTGAAACTTTCTTTTGGATTTTTGTAGACTGTACCTGCATCTGTCCGCGCGCTTTCTTGGTTGGTATCAAGTAGAGCTTTAAGCAACATCGCATCTAACTTAGCCAATCTCTCTTTATCAAGAGAAGTAGTTTCTTTAGATGCTTTCTCAGCTGCAGTTATACGATCTTTCAATCGTATACGCAGGTCTACAAGTTTGCCAATATCAATCTGTTGATCCATTGATATCCCCCTAGAATTTTTTACCGTGTTTGTGAGGACGAGTTGCATTGTACTTCATTTTCGCAATGATTGCACCCCCTAAATCCAGATCCATCTTTCCGCATAAATCAAAGATGCGGATGCAAGCATCTGCAAGTTCTTCTTCAAAGTTCCCGTAGTCAGGAAGTTTTTCAGACTCAGGAAACCCATGGCGAGCTGCTTCCAATGCTTCTGATACTTCAGAGTGAATCAGATCTAACTTCTGACTGACAAATGCTTGGTGGACTACACTTGTTAATTCAGGTAGCGTTGCTTCAAGATGCAGCATTATTCGTTCTTCATCTTCCCAGAATCCTTTGTTCTTGGAATTGCCATAACTTTCATTTACAAGTGTTGCTATGACAGTTTCAATATCTTTCTTACTTATTACATTGGAAACTTCAGTATTCATAATCACCTCACAGTTGGTTGGTTTCAAACATCTCTAATAATGTACCTTGCAAATCTCTCTTCTCACGCTGATTCTTGTAAACTCTTCGTTCGATCTCTGATCCTTGCAAATACACATATGCTTGCTTGTTCTTTTGCCCAGCACGTCGTATACGTCCATTAGCTTGCTCCACAACGCCGGAATCAAGATAAGGAGCGTACCAAACTATAGTCGATGCTTCAGTCAATGTCAAGCCATGACTCATACATTTAGGATGAGCGATCAAAATGTGGGGATCAGGAGATGCTTGGAAATCGCCGAAGATCTTATCCCGCGCCTTGGCGCTGACGGACCCATCCACTCTGGCAGTACTATACCCTTTACTTTTTAGGAAGTGTTCGACCATGTGAGTCATCACAGTGTAAGGAACGAACACAATGATCTTGCTATTAGCTTGCTCTATCGTTTGCAATAGTACCTCAAGCCTACTTTTACAAGGCAAGACCTGAGCCTCTCCTGCAGCATCGTAGACAACACCAGCTGCGATCTGAATAAGTTTAGACATCTTGACACCTTCGTTCGCAGCGACAATCTCTCCATTATTGAACTCAGTATAGAATGACTTGCGCATCTCCTTGTAAGCCTTCTTCTGTTCAGAAGATAACTCGACTTCAAGATCGATAGATACTGCTTCTGGAAGGTCATAACACTCATCTCGCGTAAATCGGATCGATGGCTGCATGACTTTATACACTCTATCCAAGGCGTCAGGTTTAGGCAACCATTTATACTCAGAGAACTTAATCATCGTCATCTCTCTGAACTGTTTAAAATACGTCGGTATGTTTTCAGGACATACGAGTTTGCATTGTGCGAAGGCGTCCGTCGGTGCGTTCGGTGTTGGAGTTCCAGTGAGACCCCAGATGCCTCGGCCTCCGCGTAGATTACGCATCGCATCGAACTTATCTGTACCTACTTTGCGATATTCAGCAATTTCATCGATGATGAATTGATTAATATCCGTACGCTGCATCAGCTCATCATAAATAACTTTAGTACCATCAAAATTTATAATATAGAAGTCAGCGTCTTTATCCAATAACTGTATTCTCTTCTTGGCGTTTGGATTATGCAGCACCTCAAACTTACGATGAGGAAAGTCTATCCAAAGAGCGTCTCCCCAAACTCGATTGAGTGTGCTAAGTGGAGCTACGATAAGAACTTTGTTAATGAGACCTTGCTCCATCAAGTAGTCGGCAGCCCATAGAGACGCAAGAGTTTTACCAGTGCCAAGTTCATTGAGAACAAATGCGTTGCGATGCATGGTAAGGAAATCTGCAGTTTCTAACTGAGCATGGTAAGGCAAATAACCTTGGCTGTTTGGCCAACTGTATTGAGTACGAATCGGACTCTGTACTTTGATGTGCAGTGAGTTAAGTATGTAAACTTCGCGTACGTTATACGGCACAGCTACCAGCGTCTGTCCGTTGTATTGGAACAGACGGGCGGTAGGAATAGCAGCAGTCACGATATGCGGCTGTTGCATGTTTAGAATGAGAAGATTACGCTTCGGATCGTAGAGCATCGAGAAGTTTATCTGCTTGTTCTAACGCAAGACTTAGTTCGCCGTTATTGTCAATAACTGCATCTATAAGAAGCTCTGATACGCCTTGTTCCGAGACGTGTGCAAGCACAGGAGTCTCTATTTTGCGTTCAATCTTCCAGATAACACCGCCAAGATTCTTGATGTACTCAGCTTCATTATCGAAACGCACGTCTGTAACAATGAAGCCTTCAGCTACAGTGTGCAGATGAGCTTGTTCTTCAAAAACTAACTTAGTCTCTTCATAATGCTGCTGCATGACTCGAAGCCAAATATCTTGAGCTACCATGTCACGCCCAAATTCGGTGCCAAGTTTCTGCGCTAGATACCGCGGGGATTTACCTATCCATGGAATAATTGCTTCTTTTTGAGTACGATCTACGAATACAGAATAAGGTAAATCAAACATTGTACAAAGAGCTTCTTTGATTGGAGCGGCAAGAGCGTATTGAGCCATATACCGAGTCTCTGATATGCCTTTAGCAACAGTATCCTTACCAACACCTGCCTGTCCAGTAAGTCCGATAAGTAAAAATTTATCTTTCATATTAACTCCAAATAACGTTGATTGAATTCTTCTATGGCAGGTCCGTATTCTACAGGATTTACGAATTGATTCGCAACAGCCCATTTTTTATCGACTTTCTTTGAAATATCTAAAAATTCTTGCTTAGATGTCCAAGGAGGAAGTTTGTGGAATAAATGATGATACTCAAACAATTTGATTTTATCGTCCCAGTACTTTACCTCTTCTGACATTTTATATTCAGCGATGTTTCTATGTCCAGGATGAAATCGTATAAAAATTGCTGTAGCGATTACTGTTTCAAGCTTCTTCAACTCTGGAAAAGCATCCTTTATAGGAGAAGGAATATCGCTAAGTAAAAACTCAGATGCATCATGCAATAAGGCTTCAAGAGCCAAGTGTTTTGAGACAAGATGAGATAATAAAACACTGTGGCGAGACACAGGATATGTAGCTCCAGGGTTCTGCCCCGCCCATCGAGGTATCTTCGCTAAGGCAGTTACAATCTGATTGAATTGTAAATGATGAGATTGCAGCTCTCGGATGTTTACTAATGTTCCTGCTACTTGCATAATAATTGGAGTCATACTTTGCCTCGCAGTAAATTAATTATACGCATCTCCATGCGATCTCTATCCTCTTCACAGCTGATCACTCCTGTAATACCGCACGCCTCGTCGATTAAGTTCATTTGCTTCTTCTGTAACTCACTGCAGTTATGTTTCTTATCAGGCGCCTTGGCCTCTGGAGCAACAAGTATCGCTACTGTCATACCTACCATCTTTGGAGTAATTACAATAGGCACACCTGCAACGAAGTCAGGTATACCATGTTGTCCGAGCGGAGTCTGTACCGGCATATACGCCCAGGCGCCGAGTTTCTTTAGCCATGGCGCGATGATCTTTTTCTTCACGTAATCTTCGTTGCGTTTCTTTTCAAAGGCCATGGTATCTCCTATGGAATTGTAGTTACTTGAACTACAATATGACCTAAAGATTCTACAAAACGAATTGTTTTAGCTACCGTCTCTGCAAAATCTTTTCCTTTTGCGAGAACGTTTATAGATCCTCCAGGATTGCCGTGTACTGGGCCTAATATAACACCAGAATCCCACCAACAAACTTCAAGTGCATATTCTCGTAAGGTAGGATCTTTTAAATCAGGTTCCAGTATTATTGTATCGTCTATAGCATATTCCATATCAAGTCACTCGTTTCATGAATTGCTGCAATCGTCCGCGTTTGAGTGCTTGGTATGCAGCTCTCTGGCATGGTATGAGGTTTCTGGAAACAGTTGTTATCTTAGGCCAGTCAGCTCTGGATATCCCCATACCTTCCATGTAAGGAGGGGAGAACTTGCGCTTTTCTGTTCTAGGAGTGTTCTCGTAAACAACATCTGTTGTTAATTGGAACACATGTACTAGATGTTTCGCGCTGGCATGATGGTCTTTTGCTCGCTTGCCATTCATCATAGCTCTCCTAGTAAATCATCGTATTTAGACTGACCAATTTCTTCTCTGGAGATCTCGAACCCTGCAGCATGCTTGTGCCCTCCACCTCCGAAAAGCTTCGCGATCTCAGATACATCTACATGCTCTGGATTATTTGCGGAAGAGCGTAGACTGAAACGCACTGAGTTCTCTGTAGCTATCCATATTACTGCAAAAGGCGCTGTTTCAGATAACTGATTGCCTACATCACTAGCATACATATGCGGAGCATTTACTGCAGGGACTCCATAGCCGGCTATCTTAACTGGATAAGTCCCATACTTGATCATCGAAGTTACGTTCTTAAGATGCGCACGATCGATAGCAGCCCCTTCGACACGCAGCTTCTCGATATCTTCCTCCATCAACTTATCCCACACATCGAACTCCATTGGGTAAGAGTACAGCGCAGCAATGATCTCTCGTGTACCTTCGAGTTCAAACTTCCACAAGTCACGATCTTCGATGTGTTTAATTAACGCCGGGGCGTCTGCTGTATAGAAGTATTTCCATGCAAGCATTGCACCTGAGTGGTTCATGTCGAATGCGATAGTCATTGGACAATAACATTTTTCAGCGAGAGTGTTAGGGTTAAAATCAAGTTCTTCTTTAGCTGTTTTGTGGTGGTCAAGAATAACGATAGACGTAGCTTTCTTCGCCATTTCAAGAATCACATCGCGTTTATAACTAAAGTCTACTATATACACAGCGCGTCCTAAGACATCAGGAGGAGCATCCCCATAGTTTGCGGCAACAAAGTCTACTCGACCTTCTCCAAACATACTATGGAGCACCCAAGCTGCACCAAAGCCATCTGTACAGCCCTTGTGGAATATGCAAATAGGTTTCATTTCTTCCTCACTTTTTAAACTCTGGGCATTGTCCAACTGTGTTAACAATGCAGTGGTTACGGCAGAGGCCAGACTGCGTAGTCGGCCAGATGTCTGCGTCAAACGCTTCTTT